GGGCGCTGTAGAAGGTCAAGTTAACCTAGATGACCTAATGACTAGCCGCCCTGGTTCGATCGTGCGTATGCGAGCCCCTGGGATGGTGCAACCCATAGCTCCTCCGCCAGTTGCTGATGCTGCATTTCCGCTGCTCAGCTACATGGACGAAGTGCGAGAAATGCGCACGGGTATGTCGAAGGCATCGATGGGTTTAGATCCTGACGCGCTGCAGAGCTCTACAGCGACAGCAGTGCAGGCGACTGTCACAGCTGCGCAGGCAAAAATCGATCTATTAGCGCGCACAATGGCTGAGACTGGCATTAAAGAATTAATGCGATGTATTTTAAAAACTGTTCTGCAACATGCTCAGCAGCCGCGCATAATTCGGTTGCGAAATAATTTTGTGGTTATGGATCCGCAAGCCTGGGAGAACGAATTCGACATAAGTATAAATGTTGGATTGGGTAATGGAGACGACGCGCAGAAAATGCAGATGCTGGCGCAAGTCGCACAAAAACAAGAAACAATCCTTACGCGCATGGGTATGGAAAACCCACTAGTGACGATGGGGCAGTATCGATCGACGTTGTCGAAAATGCTTGAGACTGCCGGATTTAAAAACGCAAATGAGTTTTTCTTAGACCCAGATAACCTGCCGCCAGAGCTCGCGCAAAAAATAGCGCAAAAAATGCAGATGGCTGAGGGCCAAAATAATCCAGCTATACAAATTGAACAGCAGAAGCTTGAAGCTGAGCGTCAAAAGATCCAGGCCGAGCTCGCCCTCGATCGCGAGAAGATGATGGCTGAGCTCGAGCTAAAACGCGAGATGCAAATGCAAGAGCTGCAAATGAAATTTGAGCTGCGCAAACAGGAGATGGAATACGAGGCTAGCCTCCGATCTGTCGAAGCGATGACCGGCACAGATATATCTACAAACATACCAAGGCAGTAATTTATGGATGACGAAGGCAAGCGCCGCGAAGAGGCGCACAAAGGATCTCAGGCAGAACAAATCTTGAGTAATCCTGTATTTGATGAAGCTTTCGACATGCTTTTGACGACATATACAAACGCACTTTTAAACACCGAGCCCGATATGATTGACGAGAGAGAGCGGTGCTATTTCGCGATCCAGATACTGCGACAGGTTCGAGGTGAATTAGAGAACGTCATGGCTACCGGCATGATGGCGTCACAAACTTTAAGCGATCCACGCTTACACTAAAAATTGCGCATTTCGCGCGATGACCAAGCCCTTTGGGGCAGTCTCACAATAAATTAGGATATTACAAATGGCCGAAGCAAACCCAAGCGAGGGAACTTCAACGCTGTCTACTGCACAAGCGGTGGACCTACTTCTCAATCCACAGCCCCCCATTGAGGACCAGGCAGAGAGCGAGGAGCCAATTGCCGAGGAGGAAATTGAAGCCTCCGAAGCAGACGAAGCCTTTGAGGCTGAAGAGGGCGAAGAGCTCGAAGCGACATCCGAGGACATCGAAGACGATGACATCGAGGATGACGAGGTAGAGGAGGAGCCCCAAAACGACGAGCCAACCTACCGCGTTAGAGCGGGTGAAGAGGAGCTCGACGTTACGTTGGATGAGCTGCGCAATAGTTACATGCGGCAATCCGACTATACGAGGAAAACCCAGCAGGTTGCTGAAGATCGCAAAGCGCTCTCAGCAGAACTGGAGACCCTTAGCGGCGCACGAGAACAGTACGCCAACAACCTTGCCTTTTTACAACAGGCGCTAAGTATGCAAGAGCAACCGCCAGAGTACTGGAATGCTCTTAAAGTAAACGATCCTGACAGATACACAGCTGAGCGCGCGGCGATGACCGAGCGCAAGGAAGCTATGGAAAATGTCAATAATGAGCTCGCTCGCGTACAAAACGAACAGGTCGAAGCAATGAAAGCAGCCGCTGCTGAGCGGATGCAAGCTGAAGCCTCTCGATTACCTGAGATAATTCCAGAATGGTCAGACCCAGGGGTCGCCGAGAAGGAAAAAGAAGCTCTGATCCCATATTTACAAAAAGCCGGTTACACCGCCCAAGAACTTCAAAATGTAAGCGATAGCCGAGCAATAATGTTGTCGAGAAAAGCAATGCTTTATGATCGATTAATGGAGGGTAAACCCGTCGCCCAGAAAAAGACGAGGAAAGCGCCAAAAATGACCCGTTCAGGTCAGCCACAAAGTAAAAAGCAGGTGTCTCAACGGCGAAGGCAAAAGGCTTTCGCAAACATCGGCAAGCAAAGAGGCCGAGCATCGGTCGACGCTGCCGTGAATTATCTGCTAACCAAATGAGGCTAACATGGCTACATATAAAACCAGTGATGCGGTTGGCGCGAGAGAGGATCTCTCGGACGTCATTTATCGTATCGATCCAGACGAAACCCCAATCTTCTCCAACGCCACGAAGGAGACGACAAAGGGTATTTTAACAGAGTGGCAAGTCCAACAGCTTGCTTCTGCTGTTGATACAAATGCGGCTAATGAGGGAGCTGACTTCTCCTATACAAATCCCGTGGCCACTTCAAGACTATCGAATACGCATCAGATAGCAGTGCAAGCAGCCAGTGTCAGTAACACTCTCGACGTTGTCGACACTGCTGGTAGGGATAAAGAAACGGCGTATGTCAAAGTTTTAAAAGGCATTAATTTCAGTGCCGCTGCTTAGCAATAAGCAGGCAATAACTGGGTGAATTCAGGGAAAATCTCTTTGAGACAATCCTGAGCCAAGCCGCGACAGCGGAAGGTGCAACGACTATCCGAAAGGAGTAGAGCTAAGCAGCTCGAAGCGCCCAGCCCCCGCAAGGGGTGATGATATAGTCTAATCTGCATGGTGACATGCAGCAGCCGAAAGGCGAGATCAGATTAGCGACCTGGTCTGAATGTAAATGTGAACAACGCCGCGACATCGAAAAATCTTTGTTCAAGAACGAAGCTAAATCGACGTCGGACCCTCGAAAATGTGGAAAGTTTTTATCCTACATCACAAACACTGTGGTCGAGGGTGCAACAACCACACCCACCGGTGATGGCTCGGACGTGTCCGACATGGCCGGAACCAACGCAGCTCTATCGCTCGCAAAGATCGATAGCGCTATGAAACTAGCCTACGACGACGGCGGTCAACCTGACATGCTCGTTGTCTCACCCGCAAACAAAGTTGCGTTCAGTGACTTGTCGGGTGGAAGTGCTGTAACCAACCAGCTGCACATGACAGCTAATGCACCGACCGATGCAATTATCATCGGGTCGGTTTCAATGTACCTAACGGATCAAATCTAGCCGAGGTCCGTTTAAAACCGCGTGAATTGCTGGAAGCCTAAACCGAAAGGCAAGGTAATCAGCAGCCAAGCTAATCAGGAATGATTAGAAGGTTCAGAGACTAGGTCATACAATCCAGACCGGATAATGAAGGCCCACGAGCGCGCGGCACTCTGCGGAGTGATGATATAGTCCGACACCTAGTGAAAGCTGGGATCGAGGATAAAGAGCCTCGTAAAGAACAGAAAGTTCGGCACATTGAACGTAGTTATCGATCGCCAAGCAACTAACACCGAGGTGATGTTGCTGGATAAAGATTACTACAGCATCGGCCACTTACCTGGCCGTATGTTTAACGTCAGCGACGTAGCCCCTGTGGGCGACGCGACGCGTTTTGCAATTGTTTCAGAGTACACTCTGATAATGAAAGCACCACGCGCACACGCCGCTGTCGTAGACCTCTCAACTTCCTGATAGGTCTTATATACCTCGAAGAAGGGAGAGCCTCGGCTCTCCCTTTTTTATTGGAGATTTTTTATATGAAACTGCCGCTAACAAATGACCCGATTGCGCGCAAAAAAACTTATATGAAGTTTGATGGCGACGATAAAACAATAATCACAGAACAGAAGGTCGACCACATTATCGAGCACGCGCAACGACTTTCGAACGAGTATCGACCAGGCTCGATGATCGGTAACACGCAGCGGCATCATCAAAAAGTAGCAGAAATACCAGCGACCCTTTACTACGACTTAGTTAAAAAACTAGGCGACCCAAAGCATAACGCAAAAGCTTGGAAGCGCTGGCTCAACGATAAAGACAATCAACTTTTTAGAACCGGCGGTGGCAACATCTAATGGCTATCACAACTTATGCAGAGCTAAAAACTGCGCTGGATAATTGGCTGGCTCGATCAGACCTGACGAGCCGCACGCCGGAATTTATCGCGCTGTGCGAGGCTCGAATGAACCGCGAGCTCGAAAGCAGATCGCAAGAGAAACGCGTCACATCTACTTTTAATGTTGGAGACCCTTACCTCACACTGC